TTCCAGACGCTACTACCTCCCAAGATGTGCCATTATATAAGTATAAAGTATTTGTATCGTTTGCATAAGCCAAATCAGCAGCAGTGGGACTTCCTGGAAAACCCGCAATATTAGCGTAACGAGAAATACCCCCATCAGCACCATCAGCACCATCAGCACCCGGAGTAGTTGCTTGCACCCATTGAGAAGAATTTGCATCAGTATAATAAATGTATAGTTTATTTGTACTGGAATTCCACCAAAATTGACCTGTACTTGGGCTAGTGGGAGCAGCATCGCTAATATTTACATTGACTCCACTAGCTCCCGTAGCTCCTGTTTTACCTACAACTTCTACCCATTGACTAGAGTTTGCATCAGTATAGTATACAAATAATCCTCCCGCGCTAGTGTTATACCATAGATCTCCGGCACTTGGACTACTTGGTGCAGCATCCGATGTAGTTACAGAGGCACCACCTCCGCCTCCCCCAGACTGTGCTACCCAGTCATAGTCACTACCATTCCAAGAAAGTACTTCGTTTGTAGAAGCAGTACCCGTATTTAAATGTGCATCAACCGAAGCATCATTATAAGTACCGCTTGCAGCTGCTACCGCTGAAGTTACAAATGCAGTGGTAGCAAGTTGAGTCGTATTTGTGTTACTTGTTGCTGTGGGAGCCGTTGGAACTCCTGTTAATGCAGGACTTGCGAGAGGTGCTTTTGCAGCTAAATCTGTAGTATGTGTACTACTAGAAACAGCATCTGTAATTCCGTACCCTGAAAGAGTAGTTGCAGCATTTGCAAGCTCTACCCAGTTACCCGCGTGTGCAAAATATCCTTTTCCTGTACCATGTACGTGAGCAAACATACCGTGATATGTTGTTGCACTCGGCAAATCCGACGTTGCTGAGTACATATTTGCAAAAAGAACTTTACCTGTTGTAATAAAATCGTTACTACCAATATCAATATCTGCATTTGTATGTGCAAGGGTTGTAGGAACTCCACTAAGAGATCCATAAGCTCCATTAAAAGTTACCGCAGGAGTAAAACTAAATGCCCCTGTTGAATTATTATAAGATAGAGCGCCGCTTCCTGATGGCGTATTAGTTGTTACGCTAAAACTGTTTAAGCTAGCATTTCCTGCCCCCGACAAATCTGCGGGAGTAAATGTAAATTGTCCTGTAGCGTTATTATAACTAAGTGCGCCTCCTGAGGAAGCGCTTGCAGTACTTACACTAAGATTTGTAAATTCAATCTTATCTGTGATTTCAGTTTGTACAAATGCAGTAGTAGCAATTTGTGTTGTATTAGTGCTACTAGAAGCTGTAGGCGCTGTTGGAGTACCAGTAAGAGCTGGACTTGCTAAAGGCGCTTTTGTTCCAATACTATTTGTTACAGTTGATGCAAAATTTGCATCATCATTTAATGCTGCTGCAAGTTCATCTAACGTATCGAGAGATGTAGGAGCAGAATTTACTAAATTTGCAATTTCAGTATCTACATAAGACTGTGTAGCAAATGTAGTTAGGTCTACAGGTGTAAAATCAAATACACCTGTAGAAGAATTATATGTTAAACCGTTGCTACCGGCGCTCGCAGTATTTACAGAAAAATCTGCAAGCTCTGCTTTAGCTTTTGCCAAAGCGTATACATCCATTGTGGAAGTAGAGTATAAAAATAGTTCTGTAGTAGAAGTAGCAGTACCAACTTTAATATCAGAAGGTAAAGTTCTACTAAATTTAAGAGTTCCTGTACTACTTACTAAAACTTCGCTATTTGTTAGTAGCCCCGAAAGACCTGTGACAGGACCCGCTACAATAATATCTACATTATTTCCATTTGTTGCTGAAGTGGCCGCAAAGCCAATAAAGCTGGTATTTGTAGTAGAAATAGCTGATACGGTTCCATTCGAATTAAGAATGATTGCGTTTCCACTAGAAATACCACCACTTGCAACCAAAGTCAGTTTGATTGCTTTTTTAGGACCGCTTGTTAAGTCACCAAATGCTTTATCTAATTCGGTAGAAATAAGATTTCGCGGAATAGTACTATCTTCATCTCCAAAAGCAGAACCTTCCGGAAGTACGATACCTCCAGCAGCACCTTGTGAAAGACCCGCACTACCAATAAAAATTGTATTATTTGCAAAGTAACCTTCATCAAAGGGATTAGAAGCAGTACCTATACTTGTATTACTTCCTGCAGGAAGTATTTGTTTTACATGAATTTCATTAATGTAATTTGAGGAGGTACCAATATTTACTTGGCCTCCAGTGGTAGGTAAAAGATTAACGTCAATATTTTGAAGTTTATAATCTACATATCCAGTATTTACAATCCGTTGAGCATCTCCTGCTAAAGTAGCATTATTCGCGCCACTTAAACGAACTGCTCCTGTGAATGTAGTTGGTCCATTTAAATTTGCTTTTAGTGATATTTTTGTATTTAGTGCTTGGTTTCCCACATTAATATCACTAACAATAGTTGCCGTAGGGCCCAGCTCTTGCTGTACAAATGAAGTAGTTGCAATTTCAAAAGTAGAAGTACCAGTGGGAATAGTACGTGAATACGTTGCTGGATTCCCACCGGTACCGGTAAGTGCGGGGGAGCTCAATGGTGCATAAGTAGTTGATGCAGTATACTCTAGATTAACTACTCCTTGCTTTAAGTTTATAAAGTTTGCGTCAACCTCAGACACAGAAAGAAGCCTATTTACAGAGCTAGCTCCACCTATGGTAGAGCCCCCTGCCGAATAAGTTTGATTCGTACCTTTAGTTACAATAGCAATATCAATTGCAGCCATTGATCACCCCTTTTACTTATTAGATAGGCTACAAATATTACGGAGTAGCTGTATCTTTCAACTGAACAGACCAAGTAATCTGTAAAGTATCATCTGTTGCTTTATTCACTACACTAAATGTTGTACGACACAACATAGTTTGAGTGATAGTATCACCAGTAGCACCATCTGCATTCATAAGAACACTTCCACCACTAGTAGTAGCTACTGTAGTATTTGCGCCGGTAGATCCTGAAGTTGGGTTAGTAGAGTCATTATTATACTCCCAAACACCAGAATCTTTTACATTCTTATTAAAGATACCCGCCTCTTTAATAGGTGCTTCTGTAAGACCTGAAAGAGGCCCTGTAAAAGTAGGGTTACTTGCCTTGAAAGTAGCAACAAACACAATTCGCTTACCAGATTTCTTAGTACCTGGAACAGCAGTACCCAGTAAGCTCGGGGTCTGCGCTGTGTCGTTCGGATCACTTCCCGAACCAGAATATGCGTGCTCCCCTGTAGGGTAGCCTTCGGGTTCAGTGCCAGCATCAATTACAACACTACTTCCGGCAATAGTTCCTTGAAAAACACCATCTACTGAGGTACCAAACTGAGTAAATGGGTTATTTGCACTATTTTTTGGTACATCATCTTCATCCCCAAAGAAAGGAGGAATTAAATCTGTACCAGTAATATAGTTATCTACATTGTTATAATAACCACCAATAACACCTCTAGTAGTACCAATGTCACCAGCAGCCAAAGCTGCTACTGTAGCACCGCCTCCACTAAAATCACTGTCTGTTTGGTGTGCGCCTGTATTTTCAAAAATACGTCCATATTGGCTTTGAACAGGGCTAAAACGAATGCTTACAGTATTTGTACCATCAAAACCTGTGGCATTTGAAACTGCTGTTCCAAGAGTGATAGCTAAAATTCCCCCGGTCTCTGTAGCAATTGATTTAATTTCTGTCCCTGCTGCAATACCATGACCTGCATTTACCGACTCACAAGTCATCAGTGCGGGTTCAGTGATAAGAGCGGGAGCACGAATAAATTCAGCCCTTGGAATAGTACTTACAACACGAATTGTGGTATCACCATTGGCACCGTAAGTAAAACTTCCGCTTGGAGCAAAGTCTACATCAAAAGTAGCATACTCAGAATTAAAACTAGTATCTCTTTTAACCTGAACGCGGCTTCCTACTTCAGATTCCAACATACGATGGTAAGTTGAGGTTGCAGTTGCAGTATCTGAAACTGCAGTACCTGCTCCAATACCAAGACCCATATGGCTCATCATACGAGGAATCTTATGGTTTCCACGAATATCTTGATGCGGATCAATCATTCGACCCACAATATGTGCAAGACCATAATCAGTTACTAGATTACGAATAGTCTTATGCTGTTTCACCCGGCCCTCTTTATCTCGAAGCACGAGATTGACAATACCTTTAATTTGAGCACTGTCTTTTTGCATAGTTAATCTCCTTAAAAATTGGCACTTTTGCCTGCTTCGCTGACATATGGCTCCAAGAAATATGAAGCACAGTACACGGGTATATAAGCCGATCCAGGGTCAGCAACCTTAATCGTTTCCGTATGTGGTCTGTCGTATTTTACTTTACGACTGTATTCAGTATCTAAAGCGGTGAGAATAGATAGTATTTCTCCCGGAGGAGTTAAACTTGCAGTTGTACGATTACTTATCTTTCTCCAGCCAGCTCCGCCAATACTCGTACCAGTATGATTGGTACCAAAGAAAGAATTACCATATCCTCCACCTAGACCAAAGACCTGAGGATATAGCCAAAGATATAAATGACCATCAGTATCTCTATATATACTACTTTGTTTAAAAAGATTTTGTATTGGAGGTCCGTTAGTGTCATACGCAGGGGCATCTCCTTCAAATAAACTCTCAATACTACCTAACTTTTCCCAAAATAATCTATTGACTATTGTACTACCTTGCGGTCTAGAATACCTATTTAAAGTACTATTTATTAGTCCTCCATGAACAGGGTCTGAAAAAGTTATTGCCCCGAGCCCCGGTTCTAAACTATTAGTTCTACTAGGTAAATCAATTACGTCTTCAAAAGGGCCTAAGTTATCCTGAAAATCTACATTTTTAAGTAGCACCCAATGATTTCTTATAGCATCCCAGAAAAATCCTGCGGAAGTAGTTCCCCAAGATCCAGTTGAAAAGTAGTGCCTATCTTGTTCCCAAATTAAAGTACCATATTTATAAACATAACCTCCGCCTTCTCTTTGCTGGTAGGAGTAAGTTCCTTGATACTCTGTTGGCGGTGCATTTCCCCCAGACCAAAAAAAGGGTAGTAATTCATATGTTGGAATAATAGTTTCTGTATACTCATTTAAATTTGTATATTCATAAGTAGAATACGAAGATATTGCCCTGTTGCTACCATAGCTTGCATATAAGTCCTCTCCAACTCTAGTAATTACTCCTTGATTATTTGGAGGCGGTTCAACATAAGGATTGTAAGGACCGCTTGGAATTAAATGTAAAATTCTAACGCCTTCATCTATGCTTCTTGCTAAAAGATTTCTTGAAAAAGAAGAAGCAATTATTTTTTCAGAATTTAAAACTTGAGCTTGTGCATAAGCTATAGCGTTTAAAGTAGTTTTTGTTTGTGCATTTAGTTCTGGACCTTTTTCTCTCTCTAATCTTTTTGCGGGAGTACCTTCTAATTTAATTATTTCTGTGGGCACTCCTTTACTTTGCGCAAAACTAACATCTGGAGTTACATGCCCTCTTGGGTTAAAAAATGCATGAAATCTATCGTGTTCTATTTGTGCTTTGTCTGCTATAGCAGCAATTAAATCTTTTCCTTTAAGTACCTCACCGGGTCTGCTATTAGCCTCCCTAAATGTCATTTCAACTCGTTTAAATCTTCGACCGATCAATTCAGCAATATCTAGTCTTGCTCCTAAAGACTTTCTTAGTTTTACATCTTCCGGTTGCCCTAAAGGAGTTTGTCCGGGATTATAAAACCCAAAAAGAACTCTATCATAGGGAACTAAAGATTCAGCCTTAGCAACTATATTTTCAGTAAACCCCGTGGGATTATCTTCAATGCTACCAGGTTTTAAATGTAGTTGAAATCTACCTAAAGTAATTCCTGCTCTTCGAAGGCTGTCCCAAACTGTTTCTCCTGTAGGAGCACCCAAGGGTAATTGCTGGTATCCTAGTAGCTGCCCTTCAGAATTGTAAATTGCTTTTCTAGCTTTTTCAAAATCTGACGGCGTAAATGCTCGTAGTCCTAAGTTAATTCTTCTTCCTACAGCATTATGTGTAGGAAATGTATTTGCTAAGCTTGCGTTACTCGATGGGAATCTCCATTGTTGTCCGTCCCAGACAGGTATTAATCTATAATAAGCGACCCCGTTTGCAGAAGCATATCGAGGATCAGTGTCTCCTCTTAGCCTATCATTTCCTGCGGAGACAAGTGCATAGTCTTCTCTTCTACGATCATCTATATCTACTGGCCGAAATCTTGGGTGATAAATGCTAGGATATTCTAGTTGTCCAGTTATTGGATTTACAATATCTTTATAAAAATTCTGCCACAAATAAGTAAAGTAAGGGTCATGCGAAGCAGGTCTTGTATTGACCGCAGCGGGATTTTTTATAGCAGGCTCATTAAAGTCTACTGGGGAAGTCGGCTTGTGTTCTTCCTGTGAAAAAGTTCGAGGTATACTCTTATTTACATGATACACTCGGTTAATTTTATCTTCACTAGTGCCCAGTCTGTCTCTAGCAAGTACGTCAACTGACGTTTTACCACTATTTAAAAATTCATCTAAAAATTGAGCAACTTCCTCTTTATGTAGGCCAGGCCCTAAGTTTACAAAATTATCACTAGTTGGAGAAGTATCTCTATTGGCAGCAAATTTTATTTTGTCAATATCTTTAGTTACTGGATCAATATGCGCAATTATAGAGGCACTTTTTGCTACTGGGCTAAGAATTTTTACTGTTTCCCGTGAAATTACTGCCTTCCCGCCAGCTATCAATTTTTCTATAAATTTAGTTGCGTCAGTATGCTTATTTGTACTTATCTTCTTACTTGCAAGTATCTGTAATTTAGTTACATCAAAAACATTTTTACCTACTAAAAGGGTTTCATCGCTAAAAGTTTTAAATTCGTCTCGAGCTAATTCAAACTGTCCTAAAGTTAATACATTTTCTGTCGCTTTTGCAACTTCAGTAGGAACTGTCTTGCCTACTTTTCTTTTTAAGAGTTGCTCATTAGAGCTAGGATCGATAAAACTTGCACCAAACTTTGTTGTGTCTGATCGAATAACATTTTTTCCAATAAGCAAAATGTCATTATCTAAAACTTTAGCACTATCTTTTATTAAAGAGCTCTTTCCTGCTACTAAAGGAGTATCGAAAAATTTTGCGGCATCTTGAGTAATCGATTTAGTTTGTTCAAAGTTTATTGTAGTATCATCAAACTTTGCTTCATCAAGACTTGCTACTCTATTTAATTGTAGTCTGACTTTTTCAAAAGTTTTTGCTGCATCTCTTGAAAGAACTACGTTACCAACAAAAACTAAATCATCTTTGCCCCCAGCCAACTGTAAAGGAAGGGATCCTTTTGTCAGCTCTATAATTATCCGAGGGTCAAACCATACCGCCTCATCAGTAGTAGTAATTGGAGGAAGGACTTTCTCAACTCGCTCTTCTCCAATTTTGAAAGCATCTTTGTAATTCTGTACTTTAACAGGATCAAGTAAATCACGTATTTTTACACTATCATTAAACTTACGAATTCGTAACCATTCATAAGCAAAATTATTAGAATCTAGTTTTACTTCTTCAGTATCTAAGCCAGTTGTTATATTTTTAAATAAAACTTCTTCTGCTTTAATAGTTTCAAAGAATTTTCTATGATATGTAGCTATTCTGTCAAAAACTTCATCAGCTTTTGCGGTTTCATGGAAAAAATATCTATATAATTGATTATGGGTAATTTTAGCATCAAAAAAACTAATACCCGTAGCAGTTAGCGAATCAACCTGAGGCCCGATAAAAGATTGTTCTTGTATTAATAAAGAGTTATCTGTTAACGATAGGAATGTTAAATTTTTGCTCATGTATAATCATCCCGCACCTGTATTGTTATCTGCTCAAATGTTGTAAAACTAGCAGTTTGAGGATTTCCTTGCTCGTCTGTACCGTCAGGCACGATAAACTCTACCTCGGCTTCATAGAAATCGGGTGTCACGTCTGTATGCGTTGTAAAGTTTCTTAGATTAAATGTATATTGGGCGCTGGTGCCAATGGATTTAAGCGCATCCGCAGTAATACTAATAATATTAGTAGTTGTATCTTTTCTACGAATATTTAAATGTACATTAGAGGGAGTCGTTACGAATCTTTGATTATCATCGTTTTTAACAATAACAACCGTTAGATCCGGTCCCGTATCATTTTTAACAACAGTTACTTGTCTATTCATTGGAAGGGCGCTAACTTCTTACTAAAGAAGGCTTTTTTAAATATTCTATGGTATGATTATAACAAAGCACACCTGCCTTGTCAAGATATATTTTTTGAAGGATGTTTTAAAAATATTATGTTGTAAATGTAATATTTATTAATAAGTATTCAGAACTGTTCGCCCTCACGTTTGTAACACTCGCGTAACTAGTGCTTCCATGTTTAATAACCTTAATAGTTCCAGTGTCATCATAGGTAGCTACCCAAAGACCTGTAGTTACTGTGGTACCAGGGGTGTAGGTATTTATAGTTATTCCACTACCAGTAGCAATTCTGGGCGTACCAACAAAAGAAGGCGGCACAGGAACACTATATCCAGAGGGAGCCACAAGTACTGCGTTCCAATCACTAGTACTGTTACTTTCCTGACTTACATGAAATCGAGCTTGAAGATGAATTAAGTCTCCTTTTTGAGTTACAAATACTTTATAGTGACTACAGCCGCCAGGAGTAAAACTTGTAGTATACTGAACAGGGCTTTCAGAAAAATTTTCCCATTTACTAGTAGAATTGTTATATCTAGCAATATCTTTATCCGCAAGAGAGGTAAAATTAGTATCTGTTAAACCGCTAAAGGTACTGATGATAGTAGGTTTGTTTTGGATAAACGCAGCACTGCTTGAATTTGTCTCAGTCCAATTTGACTGCACTTGAGCCGCCGGAACAGCAGGTTTGTTTTGAATAAATGAAAGACTATTTGAATTTGTCTCAGTCCAATCTGACTGCACTTGAGCTGCAGGAATAGTAGGCTTGTTTTGAATAAATGAAAGAACGCTTGAATTTGTCTCAGCCCAATTTGACTGCACAGGAGCTGAAGGAATAGTAGGCTTGTTTTGAATAAACGCAGCACTGCTTGAATTTGTCTCAGTCCAATTTGACTGCACTTGAGAAGCTGATATAGTAATTACATCGCTAGATTCGCTTAAAGTAATATTGTTTCCTGCCTCAAAACTAACTGTTCCCATATGCTGATTATTTGAGTTTAAAAGGTAAACATCAATATTATTTGTTGAGCTATTTAGAGATGCGCTTAAATCATCTGCAAGATACGGTTTGTTTAGAATAAAAGAAGGATCAGAAACAGTTGTTTCAGCCCAATCTGATTGAACTTGAGAAGCTGATATAGTAATTACATTATTAGATTCGCCTAAACTAATATTCGATCCCGGGGCTAAAGTTACATTTCCTAAAACAGAATTGTTAGTAGCTAACAAATTAATATCTATGTTTGAGCCGCTTACTGTAGCACTTAAATCATCAGCCATATTTGGGGCACTAATATCCCCAGTTGAAGTTATTGTTCCACCAATCGTGGCATTTCCATCAACATCTAAGTCGCCCGAAAAATCGCCATTCTGTGCATATATATTTCGCCATCGCAGGCTCGGAGCACCTAAATCATGCTGAATATTTCCGGCCGGAAGAATATCACTAAAGACTTTTCCATTCATTGTAATTGTATCTGAAGTTGAGTCTCCTAAAACTACATTTCCATCTACCTCCAAGTTTCCTTCTATATCTGCACCACCCGCAAGATATAAGTTCCTCCATCTTTTACTAGTATTCCCCAAATCTTTTGTATTATTTGTATTTGGAGTCCAGTCTTTATTTACCTCCCAAGAATCAAAACTACTTCTGTAAAGAATAAAAGGATAATTTGTAAAAGTTCCTACAATTATTCCTCCATTATTTGCTAAAGATGCTGTGGTTGCTTCTGCTGCTAATTGAATTGCAATATCATCAATTTCAACAACCGTACTGTTTATAGTAGTAGTTGTTCCATCAACTTGAAGGTTTCCTGCAATAACAACAGTACCTGTATCATTTCCGTGAGTAGCAGGGTCAATTGTAAAACTTGCAGGCCCTCGTAAATAGCCTGTAAGCTCAAGATTTCGCATCTGAGCATCTATATACTCCCCATCGAAATTAAATGTATTAGCATTAGGATTTCCAATCGCAACCTTATATGCAAAATCATCGGGTTTAGCCCCTATCCAAAATCCCGTTCCTACATCGTAGTCAGTTTTTCCGCCTTTAATTTGACCGGCACCAGAAAAAGTAAGTCCTCCAGATTCTTGATATACATTTATTCCTGCATTAATTGCTTTTTCAACGTCTAATACTCGATCAGCATCGGTCTCCGGCCCATCGCCCCCCTCTCCAGCATTTGTATTTAACCAAACTTGTGTATTTATTGAATTAGGCATATTATTATTCTCTTTCTACAAATGCAATGACAGCATCTCTTGCATAGTCAGGACGGTATGTATTTCTATATAAATTTGTTAGAGTTACTTGTGTGTCAAAAACACCATTTAAAGTTATTTTTGTATCAGATTCTATTCCTATTACTTGAGCAGCTAGACTAGGAGCAGGAATAGCTGCGGCAGAAGAAGCATTAGCTAAGCTTATAAAGTCTCCTACTCGAAGGTCTGTAAGAAATTGAGTATTAGTTCCTGTTAAAATATTAGAATTAGCAGGTAAAACCGCAGTACCTGTAATAGCTGTATAAGTAAGACTTAAGTCTCCATTTCCAGGAGTAATATTTCTCCATAAGCCCGTTGCTCCACTGTCGGGGTGTACATCTATGTCAAAATATCCTAAAAATAATTTGGGAACACTATGATCAAAAATTATATAAAGCTCTCTATCATCTCCATCTGGAATTCCAGATAAGTCTACTACACCATTTCCAGAGGCTTTCGTAATTGTAGCGTAACTACTGGGAGACCCATAACTAGCTAATTCTGCAATTTTATATCCTGCACCACCAGGCAATTCAGGAAAATCTAAGGCCCAAACTTCTTGACCTTCTTGACCTTCTACTTGCTCGCCTTTTAGTGCAAAAATTTCATATGAAACTGTATACCCCTGATTAGCTACATAAGTTGTAGGGCCCTCTCTTTTTGTACCTTTCTCATAGGTTTCTCCTTCTTTAAAAAGTGTGCCACTAATTGCAGTAGTTGCCTGCCAAAGGGTCTCGAGCTTTACCCCATTCCAAACCCAGTGTTGACTTTTCCAAGTTGTACCACCAGTAGCAATAACCGAGGTCTCCAGTATATAATAATCTCCTGCAGCTATATTCAAAGTATCTGGTAAATTAGAAAAAGTGGAATATCTATTAGTTACTTGATAAAACTCTGTAGTACTTGCAGGAGTTGAGGAAATATTTAGTATACGTCCTTGCATATTTGCATGTGCCCAAACAGGCAAACCGTGAATACGTTCTATACTTTGATCTGGGACTCCTATAGGATCTCCGTCTTCATTAGTAGGCTCTTCATAATTTAATACAACCGAGACCCAAGGAGAGCGATTCTGCTTTGGAGAAATAGTTCTGACTTTAAAAACATATTTTCCTTGAGGAATATCTGTAAATAATAGAGAAGTACCCCCAACAGTTTTAGTAGTTTGTTCATCAGGAAATATATTTGGAGTAGCTGATACTTCGTATGCTGCAATATAAATTGTGTCGGGAGCATCCCATTGTAGCTGAAATTTTGAAAATAATAATGCTGGATTATCTGAAAAAGGTTGAATTCTAGGATTTTCAGGAGGAGGTACCGTTTCTGGTTCTTTCTCTGGAAAAATACTGGGAGGAATATTTCCTAGTTCATAGTCAGTATCTACTGCTTCGAACTTTGCATTTGAGTGTTCTACTGCTTGTATTGTATGTAAATGTTTCTCCTCATGTGTTACAGACATAATTCTGTATAATTTTTCAGATCCTAAAACTGTTTCTCCGGTGCTTGCTGTTTCAAATAAAGACCATACAGAACCATCTGCTATATTTTCTTCAAATACTTCGCTATTTGCTAAAGTAACTACATCTGCAAGTAGAAATGTCCCTGCCGAAGTAGGATTAACTATTTCATACTGCTTAACATGCGTATATTTTTTCCAAAGTATTGGTAAAAGCTCATTACTAGAAGTATCTTTAAAAGCATTTGATGCTTTTTCTTCTGTGTCTAGATTTGAAAGAACGTATGCACCTCCACTGGTCCGAATAAAAGCCTCAGAAATGTACTCACCTTTTGAATAAGTAGCCCCATTTACCGTTACAGGCTCATATCCAACATATACTGCTGCAGGTCTACTAAACATTACATTTAAAATATAACTAGAATTACCATTGAAATTAACTTGTCTGTCGAATGTTAAAGTACTTAATGTAGAAGTGCTTACTCGCCCACTATATGTTACATTTTGTCGATCCCTATCTTGAACTCCTATTATATCTCCTGGTCTAACAAATTTACCTTGTAGTCCTGTCTGAAATACAATAATTTCTTTTTGATTTTGAGCAGTCCATAATTTCCATTTTGCATATCGTATTGCTTGACTTTCTGAGGTACACCCAAAAGCTACAGCACTTTTAGTTATTACTTTGCCATTTTTTGCAATAGCAACAGGATCTTCATACATAACTGGAACTCTTTCATAGTTACTTGTAGGATCATTATAATAAACAATATACTGATTTGGACGTAATTTTGCAGAAGTTGTTTGATACTCAAATCTTCCTTCTATAACATTACTTTTTGAAAAAGTATGCACGGAAGTTGAAGGTTGATCTTGAATTAAAGTTAGTTGGCCATCCATCCAATATAAGATAGAAGTAAATGCACTTGCTATATCTTTCAAAACTTTATATACAGCTTCAGGCTTTGTAAGAAATAGATTCATTCTAAATCTAGGCTCATAACGGACTCCTGTTGCAAGACTTCCTGAAGGCCCAGGTTCTAAAACTCGTACTAAATCGCCTACAGAATAAGTTACTCCTGTAGTTCTTGCCATGTCGTTCCATTGAGTTTGCGATGATAAAGTTTTTATTTCATAAAATTCGTCTACTTGAAATAGTGTTGCATTAGTTTCCTCACTTGCAGGAACTAAATCATCACAATATTTTGCAATTCTGTAAAGAGAGTATTTATCCATTAAAGCAGAGTCAACCCAAGTTCCTGCTCCATATCTATTATTTGTTATTATATCATAAAATATCCAAGCAGGATTGTCTGTATAAACATTATCAATAAAAGTACCGTCCCAAAAACCCTGATATTTTGCTATTCCAGTATCAGAATATTCTCTGGGAGTATATGTTTGAGGAACTTTGAGTAATCTTCCTCGTATATCATAACTTCTTTTAGGAGCAGTTTTAAATTGACGAGACGAAAATACTACATTTACTAAAGCAGAATTTGGATATGTGAATTTATCCTGAAAAGTTGCCCCCAAGTTAGTAATACTTGATTCAGCTAAAACATTCCAGTATTCCGTGTCTTTATTTGCTCTAGTTCCGTCGGCATGCATAGTGGCCCCTTTGTGCCGAGTAAATCTATAAATGAAAAGTTGAAAACCTGTAAAGTCTCCAAATTTTGTTCTATATTGACTAATATCAATTTCATGCGTAAATGCAAGAGGTCCCTGTCTTTTTCCTCTATGTACGAGAGCAGGATTATCGTATATATTTATTATGGCTAAAGTTCCCGCACTTGTATATAACTCTAAAATTACGTCATACATTGCTGTCATATGATAGTAATTCGGAGTTCCATTTCCTCCAAAATATATTAACCCTTGATTATAAACTATATCAAATTGTATTGTATCCGCTTGACGTACTTGAGTAACACTTTGGAGCCCAAAGGCGCCATGGACGAAATTTTTTGGTGCTGGATCAGTCTCAGCATCATAATCTACTATTTCCCCTTCTTTTGGAGCTAAATGCGTAGGCTGAATAGGTTGATGAACTAAGCCTACATGACCGCTGCGTAGATTACTCATCTCTCTATAATCAAACATTTTTATGGGGGTAGATCCAGAAGCGCCAACAACTGCTGCGGAACCTCCTACATTTTGAATACGCGGTAAAGGATACTGATCAACAGTCCCAAAATTCTCTTGAACCATTAGATCATCAATTTTTCCAATATTAGAGTTAGCGCTTAAACCTATATCTACATTAGTCCCCGTTGTAACTGCTGCTGAAAAAGTTACTGCATCAGTTACCCAAAAAAGAGAAGATTGTGCAGGAGGATTAGACCCATCAACTACAACTTCACGTTGTGCTACATTGATAGAATTAATTTTTCGGTGCTCAATAACTGTAATATATCCAGTTGTATTACTTGCATTATTAAGTGTGCCTACAATAATATCGTCAAAAACTGCTGAGGATACTCCATTTAAAGATCCAATAAAATTTGCTGTGCTGGTATTAACAGTAGATAGACTCCCTTGTAAACTTACTCTTTTAATCCCCCCATTAGGAAATAAAAGAGTTAAAGCAACGATTCTGTCAAAGTCTTTAGACGAAGTACTATCAAATACTGCCGAAGTAAAATTAAAGGGGGCGGGGGTACTATTATTTGTCTCAACTTCAAACTCAAATCCTCCGTCCGTTTTTGTCTTTGAGGTTATTGTAACATTAAAAACTGTATGAGGGGCTGTAACAAGTTCCCTACCTTCCCCCAAGCTAAAATCTACGGGTAATTTTGTATCAACATCAAAAGTGCCTGTTGTACTACTTCCAGTAAAAGTAACTTTTGCATTTATTCTTTTAGGCTTGAATCCTGTATAGTTACCTTCTTCCGCAGGATTATCATCAAAATAAACAGAATGTGCCCCATCTACCAAGCCCCAAATCGGCCCCTCACTAACTAAATCAGTATAAGATACATTTTGATACTCTCCGCCCACAAGGGTACCTATCGCAGTATTATCTGGAGTATAAAGAAAAAGTCTCGATAGTTTGTTAAGTGTCCCCATTACGCGCTAATCTCTGTAACAGCAGCGATTGCTGCAGTATACTTGCCCATGCTGGCATTTCTAGACGTTCCACCTTTTGCACCTTTTAAATTATCGGAGGATGCAGCATTTGCAGAAATTCCTGCAGTATTTGCACGTATATCAAAACTTATTGCTTTAGCTGGAACTCTCATTCTACCATAGCAAACAGGAATAGGATCAGTTTCTAATACTAGTTGAGCTGTTCCTGAGTATAAGTAGTCGGGATCTGGATCTGAAGGATCTCCAAGGGGGTCAGGCGCTAAATGCTCGGCAATACCTGAAAAAGCCATCAGTCCCCCTTGTATCACTAACGTCCAATTACCAGTCATCGCTCCAACAACAACTAAAACTATTCCAGTTATTGCTTTTACGACCCCTTTAAAAAACTTGCCCAGAACCGCGCCTGCAGGTACTGGAGTTATAACCATATCTCCTTCCCCATATCGTAAAGGAAGTTCTTTTTCACTAATAGCAACATTATTTACTTTACATATAAAAGCAATCTGTCTTTTATCACAATCTAATAAATATTGTTTGAAGTTATCAAAATTTGCAGAAAAACATCTAATAACATCTCCGAAAGAGGCTACATCTATATAAGTTTCTTTTCCAAATTTTTCGCCTAATTCTCCTTCAAAGACTACTTTTCTTCTCATTTTTTAACTCCTATAGTTAATTTTGGTAAAACTACATTTAGTTCCATTGTTGGGTAAGAATATATGTAGTAAGGTATACTCATTGCATTACACGTATTTATATCAGCTTCTGAAGGACTATTTGATTCATTAACATGGCTATGAACAATTCCTTCTATTTCATATTGTCGTAAAATATTAAAATACTCTTCAGGACAAAAGCAAAAAACATTATCTTCTGAAGAAATATTTTTACACCCTAAAAATGTAAAATTATCTATAAAAACGCCACACGCTTCTTTTGGTGCCCAATCTTCAAAATGTTTCTTAATAGGTTTCATCTAAACTTTTGAGACCCTGGAAAGCCTCCAAAAGGTAAAGGTTCTGCAGAATTTCTATGCGTTTCATCCTCCGGTATTAGACTACCTGCTGCAACTGTATTATGTACTGCACTATGTCTTGTTTGAAATCTAACCTTACAAGAACTTAACTTTTTACCACAAACATCTAAACGCTTCCAATATGTAGGATATTTTTCTGGCTCTCTACCACTATTTGTAATAACACACTCATAAAATTGCCAACCATTAGTGTTAGGGTTTACCCTTCTTACTTTGTCTCCAATACCTGTTCCATTTGTTACCCCGCTCTCATAAGTTGTAGCGGAAGCCCAAGTTGAAATTCCGCTAGATGCAGCACTAGTTGCAATTAATCTATCGTTCTCATCAATCCAAAGACTAAAAGCATTTGCAGGAACAGGACAACCTCCTCTACCATAAAGAAGCCCTTGGTACTCCCAAGCACAATATTTTCCAACTGCAACTCTCGCAGGAATTGTAATCCCCTCCATATCTGCAGGGCTTACAAGTTCATAGTTGGCAAATATATTGTCTTCTTGGCTCACTTTTTCTATGAAGTAAGTACCCTTAGGGAATTCTGTAGGTATTTGAGGAGTATCCCCTACTCTGTATGTATGTTTAAAAAGAGTACTTCTATAAACTACTTTAGTATTAACTAAATCATCCGAAGTAAAAAGACCTTCAGTTTGAAGAATATTATAAATTGTTTGTTCATCTTCTACTCCGTTTCCATTATTTCCCCTTCCCCCTGCTAGCATAGGTATATTTGCCATTCTTAGTGAAGGACGATTACTAGACCCTTGAGAGGTCTGTGATATTCCTGTAATTTCAATTGGAAAGGCTAAATATTCATTTAAAGTATTTCCAAGCTCATTTGGAAAATAAATATTTTCACCAATTGTTCCAGCATCGTAGTCAAGTCCATTATGTACGTACAAAATACTACCACTTGGGAGTGTTACTTCGAATAATTCTATTAAAGCATCATCAATTGACTGCTGCTGAGATTGCCTTATAGCAATATAAGGGTCTACAGCTACTGTAAATGAGGATGTCTGAATTAAACAATCCGCTCCCGCTGTAGAAGGAGTAGCAGACCCATTTACAAATTGAGGTGTTGTATTAAAGTGGTATAAGCTAAGATAGTAGGTTGCAAGAGGGCAACTCTGGCTAGGTCGGATATTAATTGTAGTGCCATTTTTAGGACCAGTTAGAATTCCATTTCTGCGTTCAAAAGAACCAACAGGAGCTAATTGAGTTGCATTTGCATCTGTAGTAATTTTCCAATAAAACTTTTCTGGGCCTCCTACAGGGCCGTCATAGTCACCAGTATTATAAGTACCGTCTAAGAAGGGCTCCAAATCCTCCGGCATTGTTATTTCTATATCTTCTACTCCTCCGGGACCTATAAAACTAGGTAGGCCTGTGAATCCAAAGGCGTCAGGAAGAATTAAAAGTCTAGCGGACAACTGGGCGTGCGGAATTATAGGTGATGTAAGTCCAGGCTTAACTTCAGTGTACCAAAACCACCTAGCATAATAATCGGTATTATCAGTGGCAGTAAGCGTCCAAGTTGTGTCTAACCCCGGAGATCCTGTTGCATCGGGATCATTTAGTCCGGTATCATTATTCGGTGCTGCAATATACCTTATTTCACCAGCATCCGTAGTATTTGAACCTGTATATACTGTACGAATATTTACAGTATCTCCAGTTTTTATAATTACGGTATAGTTAGAGGAAGCATCCGCAATAGGAGGATGATACCCATAAGTATTTGCGGGTACATCATCAACTTCAAGATAGTAATTAAAAATAGCCATATTAAGTAGTTCTAGGAGTATAAATTCTAGCTAGTTGAGCATTCAAAGTGTGATATTGGTCATAGTCATATGTAATAGTATAGCTTTTAGGTCTTACATACATAATTTCTATACCAGTTCTATTTGGTACTCGTATTTCAAATTCTTTTGCGGAACGCAAGTCTAAAAAGTCTGAAATAAGATTAATTTCAGAAGCGACTCTATTTTTAAAAGTTGCTGTAAAACTATCATTTTTTATATTAACTCCATCGTTAAGAGTTTGATCGTATCCGTCTCCAAATTGAGCAGTTAAAACTCGATGCTTAACGCTACGTCCAAACCCTCTATCAAAAGTTATAAATGTTTCTGCCGCAGGAGTTCCTGTTGCTAGTGCGTCTTGCGGAATTACCATTACGAATTTATTTCCGTAAGAGCTACCCGATTGACCATAGCTGCCTGCGTCAACAGTCCAAGCAGGAATAGAAGAATTATAAACATAAGTAACTCCATTAAATGTAACGGAATCTCCGTTACTTGGGTTATTTGGAAAATCATATGACATTTATAGCTCCTATTAGGTTAGTGTAAATCTACCCAAGTTCCGTTTGCGTATCCTTGGAACTTATGTGTGGTTGAATTATAAACTAAATCACCATTTACTGCAGTAAGAACATTTCTTTCTGTAGTGGTATAATTGGTCACGTGGGCAGTAGGAGCAGTTGTATAAATTTTGCCTGTCATTGTAGCACTATTTTCAGATACATAATAAAGAGTATCTGGAGCATCCATAGGAACTTCATAAATTAGGCTTCCATTTTCTGCACCATTATTTGTTACACCGTCAGAGGCTGTTAGTACATTGGCCGCATTATACGCACCGGAAGAAGTCTGAAACCAAATAGGATGACCATTTGATAACTTTACGTCTGCTAGGCTAGTAGAAAAAATCTGCGTAGTTTGCGAACCTCCAGGAGCACCAGATGCTTTTTTCGCCCCGGTGAAAGCAAATATTCTATATCTTCCTCCTGTTAAAGTAAATGATTGATACCCGTCAGTGCTTGCCGCATTGAACATGACAGTGGTAGTGCTGCTATTAAAGTCATGTAACAATACCTTAACTTCATTATCAAAATATAGACCTGACGCGCCGCCCGCGCCATTTATATATAGGCTTAATATTATTCCAGCATCTACTATAAACTCATTTGAATACGCCCAGCCTTTTCTAACAACCTTCTGATGAGTGCTGGCACTAACAGCTGCGGTAACAATTTCTACAGAAGGGTACGTAACACCACTTAGGGTAATATTCTTAAATCCTGTAATATAATTAGGAGAACTATATCCGCTAGATGTGTACTCGCTGTATGCCTGCCATCCAGTATTATCACTAGCTTCTACACCGTAAGCGCTAAAGTCGACTCCCAAGGGCGTATCTGTTGTTAACTCGGTATCTACGGAGAAACCAGTAGAATCTGTTGTTAATAAAGCTTGAAATAAATCAATTTCGTATTTTAAACCTTTTTGTAAATATAAAGTCGGATTGGTTGTAGTACTATTAAATCCTGAACCTTGGAATTCAAATAGATTAGCTGTTCCATTAGCTGTTACATCAAATTTTAGAGCAGGCGCCAAATTATCTAATACAACACCCCCCTGTGCTACATCAGTAGTATACACTGTACCGGCCATTCCGGAATGATTTTGGCAAACGTAGTACACAGTATCAGGAGCATCCATTGGGACTTCATAAGTCAAAGTTCCCGAAGACGCACCATTGTTCGTTACTCCATCTGAAGCTCCTAAAGTATGATTTGCGTCATAAGCTCCGGAAGAAGTTTGAAGCCAAAGAGGGTGACCATTTGACAATACAAGATTTGATAGAACTATCTCAAAAGTGGTGAGTGTTCCACTAGACCCGTTGGGCAGGTGGCGCTTTCCTCCGCTTGCTACCACTATACGGTAAGTGCCAGCAAGAGCAATTGTAAAACTTTTAGCTCCAGCTGTATTGTACGCACTACTACTACTTTCTGCATTATATAAGATTGTATACGCTGAATTTGTATAGTCTACAAGACTTATCATACTAACTGGGTCAAAGTCGCGGGTGCTGGATCCGCCCGGGGCTGGATTAACATACACATCAAAATTTAATACTGTACCTGCAGGTACAGTAAATTCATTCGAGTAGGCCCAGCCCACTCGATGATGAGCGCCTGAGGCGTTACCAAATCCGAAAACGGTTCTGCATTGAATACCCGTACTAGTGGCAGGGCCCGACCCAAAGTATGACGTTGGTATACCTGTGCTACCAACGTCAACAAATGTAGCTGATCCAGTTGGCGGCACCAAATTCGCGTTCGGATTCTGGCCGTGACTTATTCCTGTAGCTTCTCCAAACAATTGTGGTATATGTAAGTTAGGCGACGTGTGGCTTACAGTAGCAGTCCAATTTGTACTATTTACAGCTGCACCTGCATTGAACATATCAAAATGATATGTTAAACCTTTTTGTAGATTTAAAGTAGGATTATCTGTAGAAGAAGTAAAGCCTGCTCCGTCAAATTTAAATGCTGTAGATGTGCTATTTGGCTCAGTATCAAATCTCAACTCTGCGGCGCCAGTAGCCCCGGTAGCACCATCTGCACCGTCTGCTCCGTCTGTGCCTCTTATATCTCCTGTAGTAAATTGAAGCCCGTCTGATGACGTAAAAGTAACTACCCCTGTAGCGCCATCATATGTTCCGCCACTCCAGCCATCTCCATCCGTACCTGCGAGTCCTTGTGGGCCTTGAGGACCTGTAGCATTTCCAGCATTTATAGTTGAGCTATCCGCAAGTGTAAGTATTAAATCATCGTTTCCGTCAATAGTTGCTGAAGAAATACCTCTATTTCCATCGCCTCGTAAATCACTGGTGCTAAATCCTATTCCGTCTGCAGAAGTAAAAGTAACTATACCTGTGGAAGAATTATAGGTTCCTCCATTAAAACCATCTCCTGTAAGACCAGAAGGACCTTGGGGTCCTTGAGGTCCTGTAATACCTTGGGGGCCTGTTTGACCTGTAGCTCCAGTTTGACCTGTTACTCCTTGTAAACCTTGGGGTCCAGTTGGTCCAACAACACTTCCTGCGTTAATATTTGTATTATCGGCCAGTGAAAGAATTAAATCATTACTTGAGTTTACAGTTGCGGAAGAAATACCTCTATTCCCATCACCTCTTAAATCTCCTGTAGTAAAACCAATTCCATCATTAGAGCTAAATGTTACAATACCTGTAGAAGAACTGTAAGCTCCTCCAGTAAATCCATCTCCTGTAGGTCCTTGAGGTCCTGTTTGACCTGTAGCTCCAGTAGCCCCTTGTGGGCCTGTATTACCAGCCTGACCATTTGTACCTGCGGGCCCTTGAGCTCCTTGAGCTCCTTGAGCTCCTCGAACATCTCCAGTACTAAATCCAATTCCATCATCAGATGTAAATGTTATAACACCGGTAGAAGAATTGTATGTTCCTCCAGTAAATCCATCCCCATCAGTACCTGCAGGTCCTTGTGCACCTGTATTTCCAGCGGGTCCCGCAGGTCCAGTAGAACCTGTCTGTCCTGGAAATCCTCTTTCTCCTCCCGCTCCAGTAGGGCCTGCGGGGCCTGTTTGTCCTGCGGGTCCTTGAGGACCAATTCCTCCCTGAGCACCGTCTGCACCATCTGCACCGTCTGCGCCAGCAGCGCCTGTAGGTCCGGCAGGTCCGGCAGGTCCATTTGCTCCTACAGGGCCTTGAGGTCCAGTAGCTCCTTGTGGGCCCTCATCTCCTTCCGGTCCAGCAGGCCCAGTAGGTCCAGCAGGCCCAGTAGCTCCAGCGGGCCCGGCAGGACCTTGCGGGCCTGTATTTCCATCTGCGCCAGCAGCGCCTGTAGGTCCGGCAGGTCCATCAAATCCTTGAGGTCCTCTAGGACCTTGAGGTCCTGTATTTCCATCAACTCCAGCAGTTCCATCAGCTCCGGCGGCTCCAGCAGGGCCGGTTTGGCCGGTGGGTCCTTGAGGTCCTTGGGGTCCTTGAGGTCCAGTTAGTCCTATAGGTCCTTGTGCCCCTGTTTGTCCCGCAACTCCACTATTCCCCGGAGGACCTTGCGGGCCCGTGCTTCCATCGTCGCCAGCAGGCCCCGTAGGTCCTTGTGGTCCGGTTTGGCCGGTAGGTCCTTGAGGTCCTTGAGGTCCGTCATCCCCTTGGGGTCCTTGAGGTCCGGCAGGCCCAGTTAGTCCTATAGAGCCTTGAGGCCCTGTCGCTCCAATTGGTCCTGCTGGTCCATCATTACCGTTTGTTCCGGAGGGTCCCACGGCACCGTTGGGTCCTATAGGTCCTATAGGTCCTTGAGGTCCTGCGGGTCCATCATCTCCTGTAGGGCCTTGAGGTCCAGTAGCTCCTGCGGGTCCTGCTGATCCTGTAGCACCTGTACTGCCCTGGGGACCTTGAGGGCCCCCACTTCCTGCGGGTCCAGCGGGTCCGTCAGCTCCTTGAGGGCCTACTGCTCCAGTGTTGCCTTGAGGTCCTGTTGTTCCAGAGGGGCCAGCAGGGCCCGTGGCTCCTTGTGGTCCTTGCGGTCCTTGAGGTCCACTACTACCTTGAGAGCCTGTACTTCCAGCGGGTCCTGATACGCCAGTAGGTCCTGTTATTACCCATTGAGCACTACTACCGTCATTATAATATACAAAGAGTCTAAGATTTACTGAGTCAAACCAAAGATCTCCATTATTAGGACTAATAGGAGCTGTTGTTGATACTGTTGTTGACATTTACGCTGCTCCATACGGACTTAACATTCCGCCTGCTCTTCTCTGCTTTATAAGCTCTTGTGTAACTGCTGCAGAAATTGCTGCCGCCATTGATTTGCCCTCCTGCTCTGCTTGTGCATTATCTTGGCTTATACTAGAAGAGCCATCTGATGCAATATTTACAGTTACGCCAATATTATTTTGTTGGCCTCCTGCTCCTTTTAAATCTACAGGAATTTTATTTCCATGAGGGAGAGGAACTACTGCTTCTTTACCGTGTAATAGTGCGGGGTATCCTGCAGCAGAGCCAGTAGCTATTCCGCCTGTTCTATAACCTTTAGGAGGCTTCATAATACCGCCATATCTAGCAAGTCCAAACATTCCAGCAACTGGACCAAAAACAGCATCTATTAATCCTGCTCCCGCTCCTGGCCCTCCTGGCCCTCCAAAACCGCCTCCGAAAAGTGCTGCAATGGGTGCAATAATTGGAGATAAAAGTTTCATTATAAATGCACCAACCTTCGACGAAGCTTCTGACCCTCCGAAAATGTCTGAAATAAACCCTAAGAGACCTCCTGCAAGTCCTACACCATCACCCCCAGTACCATATAGAAACTTTGAAAACATACCAGTTATTTGTGAGAGAATTCCTGCTCCTCCCTCTCCTCCGGCTGCCGGGCCGAAAGGAATACCTGTAGGAGTTGCCATACTAGCAAAAGAGGTTCCATCGGCAAACCCTTTGCCCCCGAATAAGCCTCCTAACAGTCCTAAAGGAGCGCCAAATACCTTGCCGAGAGTTTGTAAAAATCCTCCTCCACTATCGCCTCCGGTAAGCTTATACATTAAATCTCCTAAAAGAGGTACTCCATCGACTGCTGCGGCTATTTTTTCCGAAAAAGTTATAGAGCCAGGACTTGCTTTTATTACCATTTCTTCCATGCCTGCTGCATTAGTAAACCACTCAGCAGTTTGAGAGCCCATTGTTGCAACTACTTCACCCACCTTCCCCATATCATATTCACCACCACCTTTAACTAACCCTCCTACAGCTATTGCGCCCATAGCTAGTGTTGCGAGGTCTTCTACACCGGTTCCGCCGCCTGATTCTTCGCAACATTCAACCTTAACTCTAGTTTGAATTTCCTGGCTTAAAACGTCATCTAGTTTTTTAGCCATCGAAGTACCGCCCTCTTCTATAGTTTCTCCAACTTTTGAAGACATTTGTTCTTCTTTAAGAATTCTTTCCATTTTCTCAGCAATATCTTCTTCAGGCCCGAATATTGCTTCCATTATGGAATCTACTAGCATATTTTGTAGTCTTTTGATTGCTGCATCTGCAATTGTATTTATAAAAGACATCATTGCTTCTTTAAAAGTCATGTCTCCAGAAATTAAACCAGAAAGCGCAGTATTTAACCCGTCTCTAAAACTCTCTTCAAAAGTTTTTGCCATCTGACCCTTAAAGGACATATCTCCTGCAGCTTGCTTCAACTTATCTAATGTTAAGTCTACTGTTTCAAGAGCTGTATTTCGTGTTATTTCTGCAGTTTCTCTACCTAAACGAGCTGTTTCTGATATACTCTTATCAATTGAGTCAAAATATGCTAGAGTAGCTGCGTCTGTCTTTTGCCCAAGATCTTTCATTTGAATCTGATATTGTATTTTTGCTAGCTTATTTCTTATCTTTAAATTCTTTTCCTCCATCGTAAGAGTTGTCATTTTCATTTTAAACTCACGATTAATTTGAGCTGTTCTTATTTTTACTAAATGCTCTTCTAGTTTAATTTTTGCAGCCTGCTCTTTTCGCGGGTCCATATGGCCCCCGGCACTTCTAGCTGACATAAGTGCCCTATCAAAACGTGCATTCAAAACTGTCTCAAGAGCCTGTGCCTGCTCTTTAACATACCCCATTTTCTTTTGTTCTAAATTAACTAGTTGTTGTAAGTTTTGTAAACGTTGTCGTTCTACATTTGCAGCGACTTGTGAATCGCGAAGGGGCTTGAGCTCTTGTTGAAGAGCTAGTTTTTGGTTCAAAATACCTCCAATTTTTTCTTCAACAGCTAATTGAGCACGAAGGATCTCTAACCGATTACGATCTTCTGGAGTTAATTGTCCTGTTATAGCTTTTTTTGTTTCTTCAATATCTGCTATCTGTGCTTGAATATCCAATTGTGTATCAGAATTTTCAACTATTGCATTTTGAGCGTCTCTAACGGCTCGAGTAGCTTGACTTTCTCCTACAACTTCATTTGTAATCTTTAACTGTGTTGCCAACTGACGTAATGCTGTCTTATGTGCTCTATCTCTAAAGTCTGCAATATCTTTTTGAGCCTGAGCTAGTTTGTTATACTCTTTTTCATCAATCACTCCTCCTGCATCTTTTATTTTTTTCATAGCAGTAAGTTGCTTTTGAATTGCATCTATAGTTTGTTGTGCTTGAGATTTTGGAGCGATACTGTTAGTAAAGCCTTTTAAGGCTGCAGAAGCATCTGTAGTAAGACGAGGCAGCTCTCTTATTGTCTTACCCAATTCTTGGGCAGCAACTACTGCCGATAAAATTTGTTTTTCAGAAAAACTTTCCGGATTAGATAGCATATTTTCTAAAGTTTCAAAAGGACCTAACGTTTGCCCTGTCTCTTCTTTAATTGCTTTTATAGAATCACGTACTTTTAATAAAAGCTCCGAAGAAGCCTTTGCGCTTTCGGGAATTTCTATTAATTTTGGAACTTCTTCTAAACTTTGTTCAGAAGCTCTTCCCGCGGGTAACATTTCTGTTCTGCCGGTTCTTCCTGCCTGACTATATAAAGCATCTTGTTTTCTCATAGCAGCATTCTTTGCAGTAATTCTATCTATTTCTTTTTGAATCTCTAGATTTTGTTGTTGAATACTATTTAAGTTTCGGAATTCTGAAATAGCTTGAGTCATAGTATTTGTATCTAAATTATCTAAAACTCCTGCAACTGCTCCGAATCCTTTAACGCCAGTGGTTCCCTCGGCCATAATTCTTTGTATCTCTACAAAGTGCTGCAACTCTTTATTTAGTTTTTGAATCTTATCTCTTTGGACGTCAAGTAAGGAATTTTGTTTTTGTTCAGGCTTATCATCGTTAAAGAATCCTTTAAGTATTTGGTATCCAGTAGCTAGAATACCTATCCAACCTACAATATTTAAAAGTCTTACCCCGAAACTAGCCAGCGCGGATCCGAATACTTTAATACCAGTTGCAGCTTTAGCATAATAGAGTTCTATTTTAGTTGCTGCAACTTTTGAGTTTGCAACTTTATTTTGTTCCGCTAGCTCCATTTGAGCGAAAGCACCTGCAACATCTGTAACCATTTGAATCGACATTCCTTTAAAAATGCCATTTACTATTGTTCCGTGTTTTTTATACTGAGCCTCTGCGGATGCTAAAGCTTTTCTAAGGTTTGCTCTATCTGTTTTTGACATTGTGCCCTTTGAGGCACGTTCCAGTACTTTACTATTTGGATTTAGTGCATACGCCTTCCCCGCGGCACCTTTAAATTCTTGCTTTAGCTTACCTACGTTTAATGTAGCTATTTTTGCTCGATCTGTTACATCTTGTAAAGCTTTTATTTGTGCATCTGCGGATTTTCTTGCGTTTGTTGCAATATCTTGAAAACTTACTCCCATAGCCGCTAAAGGGCCCCTTAATAAAAGAAGAAAAGAAGCAATTGCCAAAGCAGGAGTATCTTGTAAAACTTTTGCCAAAGGACCTGCAACTGCGTCTGTGATCTTCTGAATTTTCATTACAAGATCATCAAATGCTTTTCCTAATTGAGCATACTGGTTTGGACTTCTTCCTACAACATCAAGAATTTTACTATATTTTTCTTCTGCTTGTGTAAGCACATCGTTTGCTACTGCTTGACTTCTTTCAAAGGGAGTTAGTTCATCTGCAGTTTTTCCAATAGCTAATCCATAATCTGTAGTTGCTCTTTCTAGTCGAAGAATAATACCTAATTCATCCAAAAGTTCTGGTTCGGCTTTTGTAACGCCGCGTATCAAACGATTAAACGAATCTGTTACATCTCTGCCAAGAATTTGAGAGGCGTCAGCTGCAGCTTTACCTAGCCTTTTTAGTTGATTTGCACTAAGCCCTGCTGCAGTACCAATAGCGGCTGCTTGCGCAGCATCTCTAAAAGAGATCTGAGCATTCGTAGCTTGAATAATATCATTAGTCAAACTTCTAAGTGCTGTACCTGTAGCACTGGCATATGCTGTTTGACCTGCTTGTAAGGATTTTAGTTCGCCGGCTCTTTTTAGAAAATTAAACGCGGCAGATACAGCAAATAAAGACGCAGCTAAAGAAGCATAAGCCCCTACAAGACCTCCCATGCCTTGAGACATTTTTGAAAAGTTTTTACTGGCATTTGAAGAAGCTTGTGCAGTACCCTTTATATTTCTATCTGTTTGTTGGGCACTATCGCTAGTATCCTGTAGGGCTTTATTTAGCTTTTTTGCAGAAACAGTAGCCTTCTGCATTTTGCCATTGACTTCAATATCTATTTGTATTTTTTTAGCCATTAGCCTTGAATCTTATGGGCGAAATTTTTTCCGCCGCCTGTTTTAGCTTTTCTTTCTTGTTGTTTACGTCGGGTGTCTGCTTGTGACATTCTACTTTGAATTACAAGTTCATCATATACATGCATAAAATAAATAACTACTGCAGGCTCTTGAACTTTGTAGACCTTAAAATAATACTTAACATTTGTCCAATCTTTTCCCAAGTAAGTACCGTTCATACCCTCCCATCTATCTGCAAATAGTGAGTATATAAAAAATGCCACTTGAACTTCTTCAGGAAATTCTGAAGATTCGAGCGGCATTTTGGCAGGGTCCGGTTCTTGGCCTAGCTGTTCACAAATTGTAAGATACTTGTCTAGATCAAAATTAGATGTTCTCTGTTCTACATAACGTTTTAGTAGCTTTCGTATCTCAGCTACTTGTTCCCAGTAAAATTTTCAAGGTCACCAACAACCTCGGTAATCCACGTATCAAAATCTCCAGAGTTTTTCATTAAAAGCTCTGCGTTATCCTGTGTAAAGGGAAGTTCGTCATCCGGGTCTAGCTCAGAAACATCTACCAAAAGAAGCTCTTCTAGGTATCGATATTTAAGGCCTTTCCAACCTTTGATAACTCCTTTTACATACTCGACCAAGAACATATCTTCATTTAGCTCTTCTTCGGGTTGTCGCGTTTTGCGATTAAATTTAGTACTCACACACTTCTTACGAAGTTTTAACAGCTCCTCTCGAGCTAAGTAAGTTACATCTACAGTAAGTCCTGAGTAGCCTGGAAAATCAAGAGTTACAGTTTTACTTGGAGTCATAAGACTCGAAAGAGAAATAGGTTTGTCGCTCATTTATTGTAGCCTCGTATAAAAGAATTTTTTATTTTTGAAATATAAGTATATTACAAAAGCATTAAAAAGTCAAGAAAAATTTTTTGAAAGGTAAAGGGGCCGAAGCCCCTGACAATTAAGATTATTATAAGCTGGTTGGACCAACATAGGTAATAACTGCTTCGTCTGCGCCATCCAAGCTAGTGGGCAGTGCGTGGAAGCTAGTCTCAAGTGAAATAACATCTTCAATATTAAGATTTGGAATCTCAAGGTGAGCATTCGCAAAGTTAAACTGAACACGGGGGATGCCAGCGGTACCCCCAACATCAAACACCAAGTTAAAGTCATTTTGTACAACACCACGGGCTTCATCATCTACCAAGTCTTTAAAGAGCTTAGAAGAAGTTGAGCCTGCATTTCCATCTGGCTGAAGCTGAGAGTCGTCCAAATAACAAGTAAAGCTGCCAGAAATACTGCGTGTGCCCGTAACGTGACCAATAGGAATATTTACTTTACATAGCTCTTCCGGAGTCAAGAAACTAATGTTATTTTCAAAAGAAATACTTCCGCCAGTCAGAGTCAAATAGTACTGAAGATCAAATTCATTTGCTACATCAGTATCTTGACTACGAACGGGAGTGCCCACAGCTCCAGGAACTACGGTCAACTGAGTGAGTCGATTCTTGATAAAGTTCTTTGTAGAGCTAATACCAGTAGTTGTTAGGTTAGTAGACATATTTGCAGTGGCCAGCTGCTCGATTTGAGTACCGAAACCACTCCAAGTAATTTGGGCAATACCGTCAATATCAAATTCAATTGCAGCAGTATTTACAACACAATCTGCAAGCCTATAAATAGTTTGGCCATTTGTCTGACTATAAGAACTATTTGCTGTATCCCCGCACGCACCAAGAACAAAGAATAGATTAAATCTACCAACTTGTACATAGTTTGAATCTTCAGTGTCAAAACTTACGGTTTGTGAAGCACCTGTACGAGTAACAGGACCGTTGGGGGTAGTAGAAACTGTTTGCCAGTCTGAACCATCATAGTAAACATCTCCGAGCATGTTTGCCCAGAGAGATTCATCAACTGAAGTACCGTTATTATTTGGGCGCATATAAGTTGTAAAAGACCACTCTGCGGGCTCAAGAGCATCATTAAACATTGCTCGTGCTCTACGAGTTGATAAGTTAGAATCTCGTGCCATTTCATTCAGAGTAATTTCTGAAGTCGCGACAGCCTGTGAGAAAGAGTATCCATCCAGAACAGGAATCTGCCACAGGTAGTCGGCAGTTTGACTTGAATACGCCGCCTGTGTTTTCTGTAGGAATACATGAGTATTTCTACTCAGTTGCAAATTTGCAGCCATAGTGTTTCTCCTATGAGACTTGAAAAGACTTGAACGTGAACCCTTTGATTCGTGTCAGTATTTTCTAATATCGAACCTCTATAAGAACTTCTCCTACTCCTAGGGGTTCTAGTACTCCTTCATCAGTGTCTATACTGACGATGGAAATTTGGTGAGTTTGTTGTGAAGCTCCAGTTTTATCTGCATATATAAGTTGACTATTAGCATCTAAAACTGTTTCCACATCTTCTAGTAATTTATCAAGAGCTATTGTAGCATCTTCTTCATTAACATAACATCGAATAGTTACAGTAAGGAATCGATCTCTATAACCTCCTCCTTGATATTCGCGGGTTTCATTTCCTGCATTTACATGAATTGCCGGAAACTCAGTTACTTCATCCCAAAACTTTAAACGAGGGTGTACATTATTAAATACATCAGTGAGAAAATTTCCATTACCATCTATTTCTTTAAGCTTATCTACGATAGCTTCAACAATGGAGGTTCGTCTAGTAGTATACGTCCTGCTATAAACTCCCATTTAATTTCTCCGTGTGTAGAATCTTCCAATTGCCATACTAGCAGCAATTTCTCGTATAGAGCTATCTATCAGCTTTCTTGGATCTCTATCTATTGTACCCTGTCTATTTCCAACTTCAAAAGTTTCATATGGATTTCTTTGATAAGTGTACCCTATACTCGGAAATCCTTGATTTGTTTGGCTAATATCAGTTATCCGTACGCTACTAGCAAAACGCCCTGTTTGGTATTCTAGAGCAGGAGCTCCCATATTTTTAGCTACTGTTTTAGGTAGCTGGGCATTTAGAACTCCTATAAGATTTACTATAGAAGTACTACTTCGTTTAGTATTTCTTTTATTTTTTGGCGATGGAGCTCCTGTTCCTTTTATAACTCCTACTTTTGCAATTTTACTTACGCTCTTAGTATTTTGGCCTTTACCTCTGCTTTTTACTACCTTTTTGGGCTTGGCGTCACCTTTATACTTCGCTATTTTTACCCCTTTCATTAAAGCGTAAGTTGTTGTATCGTCGATAGCTTGTCGAAGAGTTCGAGATCCTTCTTGATCTACAATAGTTTCGTACTCTTCTTGCATCGCTTTGCGAAGCTCTGCTAAAGCTTCTCTTTCTCCCATTGCATCTAATAAGTTTTCACCTGTTCCTTGGGAAGAAAGTATAGGCGTATATGTTTTCTTTAATTTACCTCTAGCAGACACTTCTTGATAGTGGTCAATGCTTAGATTTACATTCATTCTTTCTTTGTAAGCGGTGATGTGGGACTCTAGTTTTTTATACCCCTCCATTCTACCATACTTCTGCATAGAAGTTTTAGTTTTCATAACAGATTCTGCGCCAAGTACTTTTGTCGTACTTACTGCGTGCCCGAACTCTCCGTGACCTACTTGTACACCTCCTGCTTCTGAGGCTTTGTCTCCT